AGATATTATCCAATTGAAATTGACTTGTATCAAAAATCTGAAACAAGCACTTGACAAACGTAATTTAAGGGATTATAATATACAGAATAGAAAGGTAATAATATGACAATAAATTTTGAACAAGACCGAGTAGAATCAGTAACACAAATTGATGCTGCAAAAACTTTATCAGATAAAGTTTTAAAATTAAAAGATTTAGAAGACGAAATTTTAAATGCAGAAGAAAGCATTAACAAATTAAAAGAACAAGCTAGAATACTTTCACAAGTAGAAATTCCTGCCATGATGCAGGAAATGCACATTACAAAATTAAAGCTGAAGGATGGTGAATCTGTAGAAGTAAAACCTTTTTACAGTGCAGCTATTATTCCTGAAGTTCAGGAACAAGCTTTTACATGGCTTCGTAACAACGGTCTAGGCGATATCATTAAAAACGATATCACTGTTACCTTTGGTCGTGGCGAAGATAACAAGGCAGCACAATATGCTGTCCTTGCGCGAGGTCAAGGGTTTGAACCAGTCCAGAAAGTTGGTGTTCATTCCCAGACACTCAAGGCAGTGGTCAGAGAGCGTATCGAATCTGGACAGGATATGCCCTCTGATCTATTTAAAACGTTTGCAGGTAACCAGACAAAAATAACTAGGAGATAATAGAAAATGGAAACGCGAAACGAGAAACAAGTAGCAATAAAAAAAGCAGCCCCATTGCCTTCATCAATATTGTTTGAAAGCGATGCACATGCTGGTTTTGAGAACGTAAAGAACACTAGTGTTGCTTTACCAATCTTAAAACTATTACAGAATGGATCAGCAGAAGGACAAAAGCGAAATCAAGCTTATGTAGAAGGTGCTGAACCAGGAATGTTACTAAATACAGTAACAAAGAAGGTTTATGACGGTTCAAAAGGAATAGAAGTTATTCCATGTCATTATAAACTTGAGTATCAAGAATGGTCAGATTTTGGAACAGGATCAGGAAGACCTGAACAAATCTATCCAGATACTTCTGATATACTAACTAAAACTACAAAAGATCAAATGGGTAAGGATAGATTGCCAAATGGTAATTACATTCTTACAGTTGGTCAACATTTTGTTTTAATAGTAGACAGCAATGGTTCCACTGAAACTGCTTTAATATCTATGAGTTCTTCTCAAGGTAAAGTTAGCAGAAAATGGAATGCAATGATGATGTCAATAACTATGGACGGAAAAAATGGTCCATATACACCACCATCATTTAGTCACGTATACAAATTAAATACCGTTTTAAATTCCGGTAAAGGAAATCAATGGTATGGATACAACATTGTAAAAGTTGGTCCTGTAAGTGATGCAGCTATCTATGAAAGAGCAAAACAGTTCTATCAAAGTTTAGCAAATAATAAGTAAATATTAAATGGGGTGATAGAAATATCACCCCAATACATTGAGAGTGGATATGTTAGAAAGATTTAAACAGATATTTGCTGGTCTTGAAACAGCATATGGCCAAACTAAAATGAAAGATGAGCTTTCTGAAGGTGGAAAGCATGAAGCAAAATCTTTTACTAAAAAAGAACCAGTAACAGATTTACTTTGGAAAAAACATTTGGATGGTGAAGAACCAGCATTAGGAATAGTTCCAATAAGAGAAGATAATAAGTGTAAATGGGGATGTATTGATATTGATACATATCCATTTGACCATAAAGGATTTATTAAAAAAATTAGAGATAAAAATATACCAATGATTTTATTTAGATCAAAATCAGGTGGTGCTCATGTATTTTTATTTACAAAAGAATTTGTTGCGGCAAGTTTAATGAGAGAAAGATTAAAAAAAATTGCTGGAGTTTTAGGATATGCAAAAGCAGAAATTTTTCCAAAACAAGATTACATTAGAATTGATAGAGGAGATACCGGCAGTTTTTTAAATGTTCCTTATCATGGAAATGGTAAATCAATTCGTTATGCATTTGATGATAGTGGTGAGCCATTAAAATTAGAAGATTTTTTTACATTGTATGACAAGTATTCTTTAACTGAGAAAGAATTATTTAATTTAAAAATTATAAATGGTGAAGAGACAGATGATTTTTTAAAAGGAGCTCCTCCTTGTTTACAAACAATATTAAAAGATGGAATGGCAGAGGGTGGAAGAAATGACATGATGTACAACGTTGGTGTCTATTTAAAGAAAAGATTTCCTAACGAGTGGCAAACAAAAATGTATGTGTATAATGAAAAATACATGAAACCACCTCTTGTTCATACAGAAATAACAAAATCAATAGAATCAGTAGGTAAAAAAGAATATCGTTATAAATGTAAATTAGAACCAATCGTTAGCTTTTGCGATGCTAAAATATGCTCTAAAAGAGAATTCGGTGTAGGAGATGATGTTCCTCCTCCAGAAATAGAAGGGATTAGTAAATATACTTCAGACCCTCCAATATATTTTGTTAATATTGATGGTAATAGTGTTGAAGTAGATGATCTCACACTTCATGATCCAGAAAAATTTTCTGTGGCATGTATGAATCAAATTAGTAAGCCTTTATCTCCAGTTGGTAAAATTATATGGAGAAAAATGTTAATTAAATATTTTGATAAATTACAAATATTAGAAGCTCCTGAATCATCTAAAGTAGATGTACAAATAAAAGATTTACTTGCTGATTTTATTAATAAAGCTCCAGGTAAAAAAATAGATGATTTAAAAAGAGGACTTCCATTTACTGAAGATGGAATAACTAAATTTAGATTTCCGGATTTTTGGAAATACTTACAACGATCTAAGTCTTGGGAGTGGAAGAAACCTAGAACAATAATATTGTTAAAAACTTTATTTGATGCAGAAGAAGACACAATAAAAATAGATAAAAAATCTTTTAGAACAATGAAGATGCCAACAATTAAATTAGAAAAACCAAATATAAGAACAACTAAGATGAAAGAACCTGCATTTAAATGAAAAGAATAATAATACCAGGACCTCCAGGAACAGGTAAAACACATCATTTAATAAATAACTATTTAAAAAAAGAAGTAGAAGAGTACAAAACTTCTACAAATAAAATTGCATACATAACATTTAGTAATGCAGCAGACATGGAGGCAAAGAAAAGAATTGGAAACACATTTACAAGATACAATGTTGCAAAAGATTTTCCATATGTATCCACTATGCATAAACTAGGAACAAGACAATTAAATATAGATACTAATATACAGTTATTAAAAGATGAAAAATGGAATGCATTTAAAAATTTCTCTCAAATATGCAGAGATATGTCATTTGAATCTTATGTAAATGATTCTGGAATGTCACAATATAAAAATGATCACATGAAGATTATTGAATATTCAAGAGCTAAAAAAATATCTATTACAGATGCTGCAATAGAATTGGATAAACATCACGCAGTAGACATATGGTTAACAGAACAGATTGATGCCGATTTAAAATCATATAAAGAACAAACAGGGATGATTGAATTCTCTGATATGATTAAACAGTTTATTGAGAAAGATAAGTGTCCTCCACTCAACGCTGTCTTTCTTGATGAAGCACAGGATCTGAATCCTCTGCAATGGGATATGTTCAATTACATTGAATCAAAATGTGAGAGATCATACGTTGCAGGGGATGACGATCAAACAATCTATACATTCCAAGGTGCTGATGAAAATATATTCATAAATTTAAAAGGAGAAATGGATCCAAGAATAGAATCAAGAAGGGTTCCAAGAGCAGTGCATAAAGTTGCTTTAAGTATATTAGATAATATTGAAAACAGAATGATTAAAGCGTGGCTTCCAAGAGATGCAGAAGGAGCAGTGTATTGGAATCAGTCTATTGAAAATTTAGATTTAAGTTCTGGAAACTGGATGATTATAGCTAGAACTAATAAAATGTTATATCCAATTAAAGATTATCTAACTTCTTTAAACTTAAGATTTGATAGTAAAATCAATGACTTATTGCCAGTTTCATTATTAGAAGCATATAGAACATGGGTAAGATTAAATGAGGGAGCAACTGTTGGAGCTGAAGAAGCTAAAAAAATTTATAAATATTTAACTGTAAAGGATGACTTGGTTAAGCATGGATATGCAACTGGAAAATCTTTAGATGCTGTGGACTATGTTGATATAGATGATTTGATGATGGAGCATGGGCTATTAGTAACAGGTAGCTGGGAACAATTAAGAATAGATGACGAAAGTAAATCTTACATGAAGGCATTAATAGATAATGGAGATGATCTATTAAAAAATTCAAGAATTAAAGTATCTACAATACATGGTGTGAAAGGCGAAGAGTGTGACAATGTCGTATTATTTACTGATCTTGAAAAGATCATATATGATTCAGCATTAAAAAATTCTGATCCTGAACATAGATTGTTTTTTGTAGGTGTAACCAGAACAAAGGAGAACTTATACATTATGAGACCAACAGAAGAATATAACTACAACATAGGAGATCCAATACTATGAGCAACAATACTTTTTTTAAACAGGTAGGTGGAAAACATTATAGAAAAATGGCAATCCAACCTTCAGTGTTTATAAACAAAAACAAATTACTTTTTGCAGAAGGTAATGCAATTAAATACATATGCAGACACAATTTAAAAGGTAAGAAGGAAGATATATTGAAGGCAATACATTATTTGGAAATGATAATAGACAGAGACTACAATGATGTTTAGAGGTGGAAAAAAAATGATATTTCACATGGGGTTATTAACCTGCATGTGTGTACTTTGTTATCTAATTATGATATTATAATTAATGTTTGAAGCTCAGAAAGAATGGATTTGTCCAGAAAATTATCCTGATTTAAAAGGATATAAATATATTGCAATAGATTTAGAAACAAAAGATCCTGATCTTAAATCAAGAGGATCCGGTTCAATTATTGGTAATGGTAACATTGTTGGTATTGCTGTGGCCGTTGAAGGTTGGTCAGCATATTATCCAATTGCTCATGAAGGTGGTGGTAATTTAGAAAAAGAAAAAGTTATAGATTGGATAAAAGAAGTTTGCGCATTACCTAATGTAAAAATATTTCACAATGGAATGTATGACGTGTGCTGGCTTCGAGCAGCGGGGATCAAGATCAATGGACACATTGTAGATACTATGGTCATGGCATCATTAATTGATGAGAATAGATTATCATATACATT